TTAAAGAGTCTTGGCTGCGCGCTGCGTACGGTCGGGTGGCTGCATATATCCGCAACTTCATGCGGCAGCGCGGGTTGGTCTCGACTTATTCCGATAACGACGTTAATCAGATCTTGAAGCAGGCGCATCGCCGCGTAATCAAAGGCAAGAAAGCCCCCTACGATCCGTTCAATCCAGCGGTTCGTTACCAGCGTAGCCCGGAAGCGCAGCGCAAGGGAGATCGTGCCTTCGTCAATGCCGTCGGTAAAATCTCGCAAAGTCTGCCTGCGGCTACCAAAGAAACGTATGAAGCGGCGCGAAATGCGGCATCTAACCTACCGACTGGCATGCGCCGTGTGCTGTATACCCTGTATGACCCGCACGAAATGGGACGCATTTACAGCAAGGATCTCAAATCCGACGTGTTAGAAAAATTGTGGAAGAACGCCAATCAAGAAGGCACTGAACTCCGCAAGATGCAAGACACGATCATGGATAACATGACCAAATGGGGAAAGGTCATGGAGAAGTATTCCGAGGCCGAACAAAACAAAATTCGTGACCTGTTCATGGCTACGACTACTACCAAGACAAAGGTGCAGGTAGTTACTGCCAAAGGCAAGGTTAAAGAGAAAGAAGTATTTGGCGTCGAGGTGCTAGATCTTGTAGACCCGGCTCGTAACATCAATTGGAAGGCAGATGTAGACCATCCGCTCTACAAACAACTCTCTGCAATCTTTAACCGTGACCCCGCATTAAAAGGTGTGTACAAGGGATTGCGCCTTGGGTACGTCGATAACGCTTTGGCTGTTGAAAAACAGTTGCAGCAGTACCTGACTCCCGCCCAGTGGCAAAAGATTTTAAGCAAACTCAACGAGCAGCGCGTGCGTGTGTACCTGCCGTTGTTCCGTCAAGGTAACTTCAAACTCTCTTACACAGACAGAGCGGGCAACCCCGTGGCGTTGCAGTTTGAATCATCTGCAGAGCGAAGCGCCGCACGACAAGAAATACTTCGTGAAGGGGTAGACCCCAATTCAATCATCGAGTCCCGCGTAGAAGAACGTAGGATTCAAGATATCCCGCCGTCCAGTTTCCTTGCCGATATCGTTGGAGATATGAAGGAAGCAGGGGTAAATGACGACATCGTAGCGGATGTGATTGAGCATTACTTGGATTACCTGCCCACCGATTCCGTATTGCAGCGTGGGCGTCGAAGGCAGGAAGTGACTCCCGCTGGGTACTCAAATGACGTGCTGAAAGCGTACGCAAACGTATCGGACAGTTACGCACGTCGTATAGTGAAGATGGAGTTCCAGCCCAAGTACTTTGAACTTCAGGAAGAACTGAAAGTGGCTACCGCCAATGCGCGGGACAGAGGAGTCATAAGTTCTGATGTCGCTGAAGATTTGAATTACTACGCAACCCGATACATAGATTTCGTGCAGAACCCCAACCTCAGTGGTATAGGGGCGCAACTTGGCTACGCGAGTTTCCAATTATATTTGGGAGTCAACATCTCGACTGCTGTTACCAACGTGATTGATACGCCCACGGTGCTGTTGAGTCGCCTGCTGGGTAAGGGCCACAAGATTGGCAGCATAGGCAACTCGTTAGTAAAAGCGAGCAGCATATTTTTCAGCAAGCAAAAGTCTCCTGAGATGCAGGAGTTGATCCAGCGTGGGTTGGACAGTGGCATCATCCGTGAGCAACGCCTGCAAGACATCGCGGAGTTCAAGAATCTCAGTTCCAGATGGGAAAAACTGAAGGCCAACGTTGACCGTATTACTTCTTGGGCGTTTGCAAAGTCCGATATGTTCAACCGTGAAGTGGGGTTGATTGCTGCATACGACCTGCAGAAAGCCAAGAACAAAACTCCGCCAGATGTCTTTGACCAAGCCGCTTTTGATGTAGCCCAAAGCGTTGTAGCGGATGTTTATGGATCGTCTTTCCCCAAGGCTACCGCACCCATCATGGGAAGCGATATCGCCAAGACGGCATTGACGTTCAAGCGGTTTGGTATCAAGCGCATCAACCTCTTGCAGGCTGCATACAAAGAGGCTACGAGAGACCTTGACCCCAACGATCCGGACTCAAAAGTCATTCGGGATGCTGCGCGCAAGGAGATTATTGGGTATTTCGCCACCGCGTTTGTATCGGCGGGCGTGCAGGGCATGCCCCTAGTCGGTGCGGGTGCCGCGCTTGTCACGGTATTGAACGGTATATTGGGCGACGATGACGAGCCGTACGATGCAGACTTTGCGCTACGAGAAGCCGTCGGGTTGTTTGCATACAAGGGCCCGATCAACTACTTGTTTGGAATCGACATCGCTAGCCGCACGGGTTGGACGGGTATGTTCTGGCGCGAAGATCCTAAGCGCATGGCCGAAGTTGGGCCCATAACTTACGCAGTGGAGCAGGCTCTTGGCCCTGCGTACTCTTACGCGGTTGGTTTGCCGCGAGTGGCTGAATACATAGAAGATGGGAACTATCAGCGGGCGTTTGAGCAGTTGATGCCCCGCGCTGTCTCCAATGTTTCCAAAGGATTCCGATACGCTACCGAAGGTGCGTTGACCGCGAAGGGCGTTCCGCTGGTAGAAGATGTCAATGCCTACAATGCTTTCATGCAGATATTCGGATTCCGTCCGAGCGATGTAGCCGAAGCAGGAGATATTGCCGGTGCAACTAAGCGTATGGAGAGCAAGATCTTCCAGCGCCGCAATGCAATTATCGCCCGTGCTGCCGTAGCGCGAATGAGTGGGGATGTGGATGGGTTCCGAGAATCCGTTGAGGAGGCGGTGCAGTTCAGCCGTAAGTATCCAAGTCTTGGAATTACATACGATACGCTTTACGAAGCCGTCCAGCGACGCACCAAGAAGTTGGCGACATCCGTCAACGGCGTAACGGTAAACCCCAAAGTGGCTCGTGGTATCTACGAAGAACTCGGCGTAACAGACGAAGTTGAGTAAAAAAGACCCCCGACAGAACGTCGGGGGTCAAGTCTCCGAGAGAGGAGAACTAGAGTGCAGGGGCATTCTAGGCACAACCCGCCATACACGCAAACCGTATACCCCGTCTTCCACAACTTGTTTGCACAAGACTTCTAACCGCATCCGCCGGGCTTCTGACAACACCCATTTCTCGACTGGTTTGCGGTCGATGCAAGGGATAAAAAAAGATGTGCCGGGTTGGAACTTATTCCACTCCACCACTATCGGCAGATTGAATATCTTCATCTCCGCTTAGCAAAAACTCTTCATTGAAGAATCCCAGTTTGGTTGTGTCGAACCACAGACACCGAGCCCCAGCCGTGTTGCTAGCCGCCGTGCCGACAAACATGCGCTTGATTTTTATAGGCGTATTGCCGGGGTGCATGATGAGGGCTTTGGCCTTGATGTACGGCTTCAGCGTCTCATCGAAGTTCATGTTGAGCCGGTTGCACTCGTTACGATAAGCAGCCACAGATACGTACAACATCTTGGTGTCTGGCTCATACCGCATGCTCAGCGCGTTGCGGGGTTCTCGTATCGGCCCCTGCTCAAGTCCAGTGCGCTTGTCGTTCTTGCCGTTGATGATCAGCACCTCGTGGTACTTGTTTCGCATGAATAGGCTCAAGAACTCATCGGCATCGAACATGTACTCCTTGCCCTTGTCACGGCTGGTCTTGATCAACTGAATGCCAAAATCAAACACCGGCTGGATGGGGATATCGTGCAGTCCCATCTTCTTGGCGATCATGCCCCCCGCTACTGACAGAGATACGATCAGGCTCCAGTACCGCTCGGCTGGACGAATATGCGCATGCTTGTCTACCTTGTCGCGGGTCTTGTTAACAAGTTCTCTGACTGCAGGAAGTTGCGCAATAATTCCTTGAGCATAGGGCTGGATCGCATGCCCGTAGTGATTGACTAGCCGCTCAAAGTGAGTACGCGACCAGATAGCGTCTGCATCCGGCTCAGGTTCTACCGGGATCTCAAGAACGCGCTTTAACTCACCATCTGGGAACCCCTTTATGGATAGCAGTGCGTCCATAACAGATCTATTAGACGACGAGATAACGCCGGTCTGAAACTTCGTGTCGTTTTTGCGCTCGCTATTCTCATGCTGCTTCATCCTGTTTTTGCCGCGACCGGACGTAACGTCATAGATCTGCTGCGACATCTGCTCAGGATCCATGTTCGTGATCTCGTCCATCGTCACGGCAAGGCTCTGCATGACGCCAAACCGGTTCATACGTGAGTTGTATGTATCCTTCGGAGAAAGAGTCAGTTCCTTGGGCTTGCCGTAAATGCTATTGACGGCGTGGAGAATAGTGGTCTTACCCGTGCCTGAATCGCGGCTGAACAGGTTTACGAGGAAACCATCCAATGCGGTGAAGCGCATGAGAGGCACGCCAAACCCCAAGAAGAAAGCAAAGGCACGGTACTCCAGACCGGGTTTGGCATAGTGATTGATGATCTCCTTCCACGTATGAAAGTCGCCCTTGGGTTGGAAGAACGGTACGTTCGGTAACGTCGGACTAGACGGAGGGCTGTAGACCACTTCCGTGGCCTTGATCTCCCGATCACCAATAATGATGGACGATTCGTCGTCCGTCCAACCAAACTGCCGGTGCGCCTTTTCCGCCTTTTCGTGCATCAATTGGTTGTTCCAAACCTCTATGTAATTCATCAGCGTTTCCTGCTTCTTGCCAAGCACCATGATTCCGTTGAACGACACAATCGTCATGAACCGTTCCCTAGACACCGTAGCCGTGTTCGGAAGGATGATGTCGCGCACGCCATCTCTGGGGGTGTGGAACCGCAGTAGCAAGGCGTCCCCCAAGTCAGGGTCTATGATGCGTTTGACTACATACAGATCGTACGGATAGACCAGTTCGTCAATTTCCGTGTCGTCTTCCTTGCTCTTGACCTTGCGGTAGATGCCGCCGTTGCGCCCACGGAAGTACGGGAATGGGTACTTGGGGATGACGTACTCCCGCTCCTCTTTGGTAACTTCTTCGACTTCAACAACCTTGTTGTCTTCCTCGGTCGCTTCAACGATCTCTTTGCTAAGTTGGACTGGGGATGTGAACTTGTGCGGGCACCCCTCGCACAATGCGGGCTTCAGTTTCTTGAACGTCTCGCAGGTGTTGTTGAAGATATAGGCGAGTTGCGCACACCCCGTGCCTTCCAACGACTTGACCAGTATGGTCTTGAACCGCGACTGGCTGTTGCCCATCAGGGCTAGGGTCGTGGCATCCAGTTGCCGTTTGACTGGCGTGTTGGAGTTCAGTACATCAATACTTGGCTCAAGAAGTTTATGGATCTCTTCAGGAGTTAAAGTAGAACCTGAACTTAAAACCTCAACCAACAACGGATTGGTAGGATCTTTTACGTGGTAGGTCTCAGGGATACGCAGGATGCGTGCCGCCTCACCAGTCACCACCGGGTCTACTTCAAACTTGTGCTGGGCGCATAGCGCCTTCAACTGTTCCGCATACAACGACCACCGCTCACGGGGAAGCGCCTCGGTGCATATCCAGTAGACATGGGCACCCATACCCGACTTGACGATGGTCGGACGCGGCAAGTTTGTGACTTTGCAGAACGCCTTGAGGGCTACGAGCCCCTCGTTCAGATCCGCAAAAGGCTTACCGGGGCCGCAGTCAAGATCTATGTAAAACGACTTGAGCGCGATGGCGTTCTTGGTGGTACGACGCCCTTCCGGCCCGTACTTAGCCACGCCGTAGAAAGCGTTATACTGACTAGTTACGAACTCATCCGCGTGTTGAGAAATCTCGTCGATGCTACTGACAAAGCGTTGGCGGACATCCTTGTCCTCCCCATCTTCCTTGATGCCAACAGTGCAGTAGGACTCCCCCTCTTCCAAAGGTGGAAGTACGAGGGCAAGAAAGTCCTTACGTGAAAGCATAGCCGTCCTCAAAAGCCGTCAAATAGAATGGGCAGGGGCAGACGGCGATGCCCTCTTCGGTAGCGAACCTAGCCCATCTATTGTTACGCCAATTTGTTAATTAACTTCTGTACCTGTTCCGCGTACTTCGGAGCGACATCCCGCTTGCCCATAAACCATGAGTAAACGGTAGGACGGCTCACACCAAGGTACTCCGCAACATCGACAACAGGTATGTCTAATTTGATGCAGATCTTGGCGAGTTTGACACCAAGATAAAAAGGAGGTGCATCGTTGACGGCCTGTACAAACAACGTTGTGTAGCCCTTGATGATCGCCATCAGTCGTCCCAATCCGCAAGAATCTTGGACAGATCCGGCTTCGCTGCGTCGGCTTCTTCAACCTTCTTGGAAACGCGCTTGACTGGTTCAGGTGTAGGTTCCGGCTTCGCCTCTGCTTTCGGGGCTTCGGGTTTCGGAGCAGCAATCGCTTTCGGCTTGGCCCCGTCAGCCTCGGCTACCGTCATGGTAATCGCACGCTTGGCAGAGTCCGTCTCGCCCTGTCGGATAGCGAGTTCGTGCTGCGCGTTCTCCAAGAAACCAATCGCCTTGAAGTTGATCTTCGGCGTTGCGCTATTCGTGTCGAACCGCATCTCGGTAATGACGGCAGTAACTGGAATGCCCTTGCTGCCAAGCATCTTGGCATACGCCTGCAGGGGCCACTTGCCCGCACTACCCTCACCAAAGATTGACGTAGCCGGAAGAGTCAACTGGAACACGTCGCCACCGATATCATTCGCCAACACGACGGCGAGTCGCTGGCTGTATCGGCAAGCACGGCTGTTACCCTGACCCGAACCCTGTACGTTCTGTGGGCAGTCCACACATCGCTTCGACTGCGGGGATGCAGCCTTGGCATCAGGCACCTCACCATCGGCAGACCAGCAATCGGGTGCGGATACGTCGCCACCTTCCTGATACTGCTGAGCGTAGTAAGTGCGGGAGACTTTCGGAGAAGCGGCAACGATAACCACGTTCATGTGGCGATCTTCGTTCTGTGCAACTTCCTTTCCGTTGATCATCAATCTCCACACGCCGCCCTTGATAGAGATGCGCTTGGATTGCGAAGCGCCGCTGCCGCCCATGAGGGCTTTGGTTGTGGCGTCTACGTTCAGGGACTTTAAGTAGTCTGGCAACCCTGAATCCAGAATAGCAAGATCATTGCTCATGATGCGCTCCTTAGCGTTTTACAATAACGATTGTTTGGTTGATGTCTGCCTGTAACCCCGGCGGGTGAAGGTTTGGGTTCTCTTCAAGGAACTGCTCCATATTCGCGTTGTTGATGCGATGCTGCATGAGCGAGAAGGCGTCGTTTTCTTTGATGAACTTGAAGAACGAATCCCAATCACTCGTCCAGTAATGTTTACCTAGTCTGCGCGAAATGGTGCCGTGCGGAGTACGTATGGTTTGCGCACCCTGCTCTTTACATATCTCCAACAATTGCTCAGACACAACGTCGATTTGCGCCTTGAGTTCTTCGTCTTTCTTGGCGAGTTCCCTACGTGCTTCACGGATCTTCACGTAGACCGCCGCAAGTTTTTCTGCGTTCATTGCACTCATAGTTTTCTCCTCGTGGGTCTAATACCTTATTCCTCTAACTTTACTCTGTCAAGCAACCTCCGCTACTAAATTGTTGTACAACTCGATCAACTTGGTATGCACATCCAACTTTTGCGATAGCATCTTGTAGATACGTTTTTCAACAGGGCTGCCCTGCAAGTGTACTACTGTGCAAGGGTGATGTTGGCCCGCACGATGGACACGGGCGTTGGCCTGTAAATAAGTCTCAATAGACGTTATCGGCCCCCACCAGACAACCACGTTGGCAGCATGCAACGTCACGCCATGCGCCGCAGCCTGTGGCTGGATCACAAGTACGCGGGGGTCTGGGTTCTCTTGAAACTTCTTGAAGATCTCTGTGCGCCTACTGGCGGGTACTGCGCCGTTGATGATCTCGCAGGTGATCTTGTTGTTTTTTAGTTCTTCCGCAATTATCTCAATGGCGTGCCGGAAGGGGGCAAATATGATCACCTTTTGACTGGCTTCCTCAATGACCTCCATGAGTGCAGCCATGCGGTTCTTGGCATCGAACGCAATGATCTCTCCACTATCCGAGTAGACCGCGCCACATGAAAGTTGTAACAGTTTGTTTAGACTAGCCGCTGCGTTCACGGCGGTAATCTCCTCCCCCGCAGCAATCGTAAGCATCTGTTTACGAATCTCTTCGTAGTACGTTTTCTGCTGGGTAGTCAACGGCACATCGCGCATGACGTACGTCATCTCAGGCAAATCCAAGCATTCGTCTTTGGTAAAACGTATTGCTGGTTGTAGCGCGTTGTGTACAGTTTGTTGTGCCGAAGGCTTAGGCACCCAGCGGAACTGCGATACTTTGAACAACACCTGATCACGAAACGACCCAAAAAATTTTGGTACCCCATTTGGGTTGACGATCTTGGCTAGCCCGTAGGCATCCGTCGGAGTCTGCGCTGCAGGGGTGCCCGTCATCATCCATATCCATGTTGTAGGATTAATGATGTAGTTCAGTACCTTCCAGCGTTTCGTGCTGACGTTTTTGTAGGCGTTCGCCTCGTCGATGATTATCAAATCAAAGCCGCCCTTTGCGACAGCATCTTTCACGATGTCAAGACCGTCGTAGTTACAGATCACGAACTCGGCATCGCTTTCAACCGCCTTGATGCGCTTCTCCTTGGAGTAACTGTGCGCAATCGCACACGTCCGGTGGGTTGCAAACTTGAATAGATCCGTCTCCCATGCCGACTGCATGATGGACAGTGGGCATAGCACCAATACTCTTCGGATAAGCCCTTGTTCAAGCAGGTAATCCGCAGCCCAGATAGCCGATGCAGTCTTACCAGTACCTTGCTCGTTGAAGCAAAACGCCCGTCGGTGCAGAGTTAAGAACGACGCCGTGTCGTACTGGTGCTTGAACGGCTTTTGCAAACCGGGCCATGCGTAATCTCGCATAATCGGGGACGGTACGTCCTTGAGCCGCAGGTTCTTGAGGATCTGCGCTTCTTCCACGCCCCATCTGACAAGCACGTCGGTGTCGTTCAATTGCTTTGCCGTGCGTATGGCAGAGGTTATGCGCCCCGGTTCCCGCACCTTGATCAGCAACGCTTTGTTCTCGATGATCTGCATTAGGCAGGTTTCCGATCCTTTTGTCGTTTGTATGCGCGGTTGGCGTGAATGCTGGTCACTCGCAGGTTGGCCTTACTCGTGGAGCCGCCTTTGCTCAGTGGCTGCTTGTGATCAACATCTTTACCGTCGCCTTTACGTACGCGGCCAGCCCGCATCATCTCGGCACGTGCTGCGTTTCGCTTGGCGCGGTTCTTTTTCTGTTCAGGTTTTCCTTGGTACGTCTCGTACTCGTGCTTGTAGTTCCTAGCCATGTTCATCTCCCGTTGTGTGTGCAGTCCTTAACAGGACACCATTTCCTACATGTGAAGTTGGGGCGCGGGTTCCAGACGTTCACTTCAAACGCTTTCTCCAACTGCGCCGTTCCGGTCAGCCATCGTTGCCAGTAGATGTGGCTCTGGTCTGTGTCAAAGTCCCCTTTCACGAACTCATTCGATATCACAAACAGCAGCCCACCCTTGACGCGCTTAATCTGTGGGAAGTGTTTGAACACCGCCAGCGACAGGATCTCCAACTGCTTGGTATCGGCATGTTTGGCAGACTTGCCAGTCTTGTAGTCAACGATCTTCGCGGAGTCCCCGTTCAAGATGATCAGGTCAGCCACGCCCCGCCACCAGACCCCCCGATCAAAGAAGCCGCACGGCTCCAGATTCTTGGTCAGCCCCATGCGGTACTCGCATAACTTCTCGCCCTCGTACTCCTTCAACTTCTCTAGGATTGGTACAAGAAAGGCAAATTTTTCCGGCACCGCAGTGCCGTCTTTGATGTAGTTTTCAGCAGCCTTGTGAACGTCTAGCCCGTATACAAGATGGTCACTGAGCGGCTCCTTGATGTCCTTCTTGACTTTCAGCCGGTAGTACTTGTGAGGGCATTGTTGGAACAAGTCCAAGGACGAATAAGACCAACTGTAAGAAGTCATTGACAGTCACCGTAACTCTTGCCCATACCTGACTCGCAGTTCAACGGCAGTGCGGAAGCCCACGCAGGACGCCACCTCATGCACTCCTCAACATACCGTTGCGCTTCTTCAGCCTCGGCTTCTGGTGCGATACAAGCAATAGCGTCATGCACGGTCAACACAACCCGGTAGCGTTTAGAAATCTTCAACATTTGCTCAGCGATCACGCATCTTGCCACGGCCTGACAAAGATTTTCAACTACCTTCCCACCATAGATCTTAACCGCGCCTTTGCGAGTGACGTACTCGTACTGGGTCTTATCACCGTCATCTACTTTGCGCAGCCCTTCATACCGCTGCCACAACCCGCTCGGTAGCAAAAAGCCGCTCTCGCGTGGGTCAAACTGCACCGCATCGACCACACCAAACTCGCAAGCCTTCTTGATCAGGATGGCTTCCAAGCAGCGTTGCCCTTGCCGCCAAAGTGCGGGGATGTTCGGGTAGGTCTCACGATAGACGGTAATGATCTTCTGGCACTCATCGAGATCAACATCTACGTTAAACGCCTTCAACTGCGTCTGGAACTTGATGGCCCCCATGCCGTACCCGGCACCAAGGATGGTCGTTTTTCCGACAAATCTTTGGGTCTTGTTTACTTCGTCAATCGGCACGTTGTAAATAGCCGACGCCATGATCTTGTATACGTCCTCACCCTTGTCGAACGCATTAACCAAGTCCTGCTGCCCTGCAATCCACGCCACGGTACGGGCTTCAATCTGCGAGGAGTCGCAGTCGATCATGACATACCCCTCGGGGGCCACAATCGCATGCTTCAGTTTGCTTTCTCGCGGCAGGTTCTGAAGGTTGATCTTGTCGTCCCCGCCCCATCTGCCGGTGTGAGCGGCGTAGTATCTAATCGGTACCGGCAGGTTGCCCCGCAAAGCGATATCCATAAACCTCTGAGTGCGGGTCTCCTCCAAGGTGGTCTTAGTGCCAAGCCTAGCACCGACGAGGGTTTGGACTCGCGGGTCAGGATGGGTCAGTAGTTCCTTGAACTCCTCGTCTGTCTTGGCAAACGCCCATGTTTCTTTCTGTGTGCGTGGGCTTATCTTCTTCGGTGGGTCTACCCCAAGCCTAGTTAGCAAATCTGCGAACTTGTCGTTGCTCATCAACGAGTCACGGTCGGCTTCAGCCGCTGCAAGAAGTTTGGCCTTTTTCTCCTTTACTGTTTCAAGGTGGGCTTCCAATAACGGCAGGTTCAGTTCAAGCACCGGCTCGACAAACATGCGTAGGGTCAGGTCGATGACCTTCAGTTCTTTCTGAGGGAATCCGTTAACCAACTTGGTAAATAAATCATAAGTAAGACGAACATCATTGCGGCAATAAGCACCATACCGATCAAGATCTTCTCCAGAAAAATCCACACGGCGTTTACCAAGCGCGTTAATGACTTCATCGCCTTTTGCTCCCAACTTATACCGCTCGGCTAGAGCCTTGAGGCTCCCCCCTGCTTCCACCCCGTGTATCGCTCGCGCCATGCAGAGCGTATCTAGCCATCCTTTCGGTTTGATGCCGAAGAGCCAAGACAAGATAGGCCCGTCAAACTGCGTGTTGTGCGCGAGCACAAATGAGTTGCCCCAATCAAATTGATTCAACCACGCAGCCGTTTCTTTCTGTGTGCCACTGAACCACTCGGGAGGATCATCATCCACTTGAACCGCTACGCCTATAACCTCAAAGCGGTCGTCACGGATGTATTCCTCCGTGGTTAATTTCGACAACGAGAACGCCTTGTCATAGTACGTCTCAAAGTCTACTGTAAGTAACTTCATTTCTTCGCCGTCTTCTTGTGCTTCCAACCTGAAGGGGTCTCGGTGTACCCTGCAACAAGCAACGATTCCACGCTCCTGCAGTCACCGAATTTGTACTTGTGCGACCTGAACGACTCAGGGTTGGCGAATGTTCTTTTGCACTCGGCGCACGTACGGACTTTTTTTACGATTGCCATTTTTCAGTTTCTCCAGTTCTGCTCGTAAGTATTTGATCTCATCGTGGCACGCCCACAACACTCCACCTACTGTTAAAAACTTCATCTCCGTAGTGGTAGAAGCGTCGTTTATCTCATGCGGCAATTCACGGATCAAGTCTAGGATGTCATCTTCGATTTCCACTTTCGTTTTTTCCTACGTTGTTTATGTTCTTGCCAGTGCAGTATGCGGTGGCAGTTCGAGCAAAGGGGGATGCACTTCTCTTCGGCTTCGCGGATTGCCGCTTTTAAGTTGTTTCTCTGAGTGGCAAGTTTGTTGACTGATTTCTTGCCTTCTTTGATGATGTGATGGAAGTCGATGACGGCGGGGTGCTGAAACCCGCAATGACTGCATTTCTGAGCAGCCTTGTATTCGTTCCACAGTTTCCGAACGCTGTCTTTGCGTTTTAGATTCTTGGCAACTTGTTGTTTTTGGTTCCGTTGATACCAACGCTGCGAATAGATCTTTTGCATCTCGCGGCGTAGTACTGGGTCTTTGATCGGCACCTACAACTTCTTCCTCCAGTACAATGCTCGGGCAAACGAGTACTGCACCTCGGGAACATAAAGTCTGAAGCCACACGAGATCAGATTGTTGGCGCTTGGGATGTTGTCTGTCGTGTCCGATACGGCCCACTTGTAGCCGTGCCGCCTTGCCCAAGCCACGCGCAGACGAATCATCTGACGTTGTATCCCGCGACCCCGATACGCAGGAAGAACCCCACACCTGCCTAGGTACACCCCGTCTGCCAACTGCTTGGACGGACTGACGCACCCGAAGCCCACAGGTGTCGTTCGATGATACGCCATCCACCACACGCCGTCTTGCGGGAAGTAGAGTTTGTCGTTCGGCAAGCAAGCCTTCTGAAGCAGGGTCAAACGTCGCTTGACGCCCCGCTCCTCCAGATCTATTTGCTGGTACGTAACCCCCATGATCGGGGATTATAAGAAACCAAAAAGGCGGTGTTATTGTTTCAATCATGGGCCAATCTTAGGCTTACGTAGGCTTTCTAGTTCAGTTTTTAACGTAACAATCTCTTGAGTCAGGATCTCGGCTTCCTTGAACATCCCACGCAGCCGCATCTGGGACAACGCCCAACCTACTTTCTGCTCCTGCTGAAACTTCCAAGGCATGCGCTCGATCTCGCGCTCCCATGCCCCCGGCTCGGATTCGTTATCGACTGGCATACTCTTTCCTCACTTGGTCGCGCACCAACACCAACAACTTACAGATAACGTGTGTCTGCGACTTGGTTTTGCCGTTGCGTCCTAGCGAGTCGTATTCCATGGCGTACATCTCCACGATGTCCCATCGCAGCAGTTCCAGTTGCCCCTCGTCATCAATCTTGGCCCACGGTGTTTCGGGTGTAGCGATTACCTTGGCGTGTTCCTGCGGCACGATGAGATACGCCTCATCGTCTTCCAGAATTTCTTTGTTGATCTCACTCATGTACCACCTCTTTGGCTACGTTCATCCATTCTTTACCGTACTCAACGTCTACCCAATCCTTGAACCATGGCCCACCTCGGGTGAAGTGGACGGCTTGCGGGTTTGGGCAGTCGTCCTTTGTATGCCATCCCTCCAAGTAGTTATAGGCGATGGGCAGATCCCCGATACATGCGTCCCACAGGAATCTGAGTTGATGCAGATACATGCCTGATTCGCGGTTCACGACCTCGGGGGTCAACGCCTTGATATGCAGGTGCTCACAATTCCACAGGATCATGCTGCTCCAGTTCTTGCGTGGGTACTGATGCTGCACTTTGCCGTCCATCTTGGTGGACTCCTTCGGTTTGTAGTCATGCTTGACCACAACCACGCCGTAGTACGGGTTCATGTAGTCCTCAAGCGCAGCGATGTCACCTCGCCACATGAAGTCACAGTCCATGAACACCGCCCAACCTTTGTATCCTGCAAGGTATGGAACCAAGAAGCGGGTGAAAGAGAACTCCGTAGACGAGAGCGGGTCATGCTCACGCCAGTACAAGTTACGGTCGCGCATCTCCTGCTGCTTGATCGGAGTAATCTCCAACGGCACAGACGTATGCTTCTCCAGAGATCTTTTACAAACCTGATACGCAATGTCCTCGCGGCTATCCCAACCGATAAAGATTTTCACTGTGACTCCCCCCTCATCACGCCCTTAATAATAGTGGCTAAATCCCTGTGCATCCGGTCAATCTCCCCCTGTAATCTTACAATCTCCTCGTCCTTCTCGGCGGCAACGAGGGCGGCGAAGCGTTCAAGTGCAGTAATCCCATCATGGTCTATCAAATCCCATGCCGCTGCTTCTTTCGCCATGCGGATAATGTCGTCGCGGGTCAAGGCGTTGGTTTCCGGTTTGCACTTGCAACTCCGCTCATCGCCAAGCGCCCATTCCTCCCCGCACTTCATGCACATGGTGTAAAACATTTTACATCCTCTCAAACAGTTGTTTCCGACTCGGCCCCTTGAAGTGCAGGATCTTGGCAGCATCCGTCTTGTGCTCGGGCAGACACCCGTAGATGGATTCATCAAACTCTGCAACGCCATACTTCTCTGCATAGATGCGCATTGCTTCCTGATCGCCGTACCACCCACGGTACTTCGGATGCAGTGAGTCGTATATCTTCAAGATATCCTGCCAAATCTTCACGTCTCGGACTGCCACGGCACAGGCAACGTACGGATACACCTGATCCATCGTCTTACCATCATGCTCTTCAAATACTAGACCGCGCATATTGATGTTGAACCCATCATCACGGTTGAACGTCCTTCGGCAAAACGCCACCTCGGTGCCGCTCAACATGCTCTCAACGTCGATCTTGCCCTGTACAAGCATGTCGTTGTCGATGAACAACGCAGGGCCGTCCAACTTCAACTGTGCGTATGCTCTGATCCGTGCATACAGAAACTCTTTCGGGTCTACTTCAATCTCAAACCGCTGCGTGATCCCCATCACATCTGGCGTGGAGTGATCCGTACACATGATGATTTTAGCGTCGGGGTTGTGCCGCAAGATGGACTTCACCACACGTTGTGGGTAAGAAATATCCTGCCCCACGTGGAAGAACACAAAGGTCTGACAGTCTCGCTGCCGCTGCCCCAACATAATCTCCAGTTCTTCCTTGACCTGTCCCAACTGCAAATCCCACGGCGCGTTCATGTTCTCACGTTGGAAGATCTTGACACCGGAATACCAAAGGCTCTGATTGCCCTCGCGGTTATTCCAATACCAAAGTTTGTTGGCATCGAGGAGCAGCACGTCCTTGCCCATAGCCCCCGCCAGATGCACGTTGGCGCATGAGGGCGAGATGATGACGCTGCAAATCTCCATGAGCGCAGCCACGTTCTCCAAGTCCAAGAACGTATCAATATGTGTGGTGATGATGCTTGGGTGGAAGTCACGCCCCTCTTCCTGCGCGTCACCGTATTGCAGGTTCAAGAACTTCACGCCGGGGGTGTCGAGGATCGGACGCAGGGCTTCAAGCGGAATGGACTTGTGCTGCCCAATCACCGGAGCCGTGCTTCGCCATGTCAGCCCAACTACGAACTCACCCTCGCGCAGTCCATACTCATCACGCAACATCTTCACCCGCTCGGGGTCGGCCTTGATGTAGCCAGATGCTACGTTCGGCACAATGTCTTTGACCTCACGGATAAAGTACTTGCCCAATGACGCTATGGGAATGTGCGAATCATGCTCACTCATTTTGATCCGCGAGTTGTGAGATACAAACGTGACGTTCTTGGCTTTGCACCCACGCTGAAAGAGATTCGCCACACGCAGGTCGATCATGACCGTCACGTGTTCCACTTCCCTTGCCAACGCTTCAATGAGCGACCCGTACAGAATCTGATCACCGATGCCTTGCTCGCACCAGACCAAAGGCTTCTTCAGATTTTTATATCTTTCCCACTGCGGGTGCTTAGTGTGTAGTTTGGGAGACTTGAACGCCTTGCTCCCCCATCGCCGCTCGTAGCCCTTCCACCCATTCAGAAAGTCGCCCATCTGAAGAGCAAGCAGACCCACCGTCCACCCCGCATCGTCGTTATGAGGCTCAAGCCGCGCCGCAATGTCAAAGTGTTGTCGTGCGGCCTCCCAACGATGCATCTCCCAGTGACACCGGCCCATCTGCAACTGTACCGCCGTCATTATGGGTAGCGCGACGTGGACGTTGTTGAGAATACCAATGGCTTCGTCGTACTTGCCTTCCTCGGCCTTGGCAAACCCCGTCTTGTAAACGTGTTGTGCGAATTCGGGTAAAGTCTGCTGCTTATTTTTGCTCACCAGTACTCCCTCCCCGTTCCTCGTTTCGCTGCCCACTGCGGGGGTGGTACATGCGCCCATGCTTGGTATCTCTCCCATCTCCACCGCCGCCATACATCATGCATCCACCTGATCATGTGGCCTCCTGCGGAACGAACTGCAACAACGGCAACGGGAACGAGACCGCCGTCCGATGATCCTCACGCGGGTAGATCAGCACCCGCCTTGCGTTCTCAAGGATCAGGGCGTTGGTCACACCCTTCTCGACTCCTTCAAAGTCGTCCAAGACAAAGATGGTCTGATCAGTGACGATCTTGCCAAGCGGCTCAAAGTCCTGTTGAGACAACCGCCCATCCAGATACATCAGGTCAACCTTGACGTTCTTCTCAGCCATGTCTGCAAACATTTCGTGGGATGCTCGCATGGGGTATTGGAAGATATTCGGCACATTTAGATCGACTGCATTTGAATGATCACAGGTATAGATATCTACCAACCTCTCCATAGCCAAGTAGCCAAGTTCATGGTCATGGCAGACACACCAATAAACGTACCTACCTCGGCAATGACGTTGGGCTGAAAGAACTTGGTGATCTTGTACAAGTCCAAGGCATCGTCGTACGGCACTGAGCCTGTGTTGTAACTCGCCTGACTACGCAACTCTTGTTGCTGCTCCACGATCCGCTCGATCTTCTCGTACGGGTACTCACTCACCTTCTCGTCGATGATGTTCCAAAAAATACCGCTAAATCGCTTGCGGCCTATTTGTACTGGGTTCATGCTTGCTTCCTCGCTTCGATCTCACGTTGCAAGTAAAACGCAGCCTTTTCCAGATCCTGCACAGGATCAGAGTTGATCTTCTTACCGGCACGACTGACGTACTTCACCACGTTGCCCAATCTGTAGTTGAGATCTTTGGCCTCGATGAAGTCGAGCGTTTCCACACCACCATCCGTGTAGTGCGGCGGGTTGTTCACCACATCTATGCCTTTGATCAGTTTGAGCGCAGCATCTTTGTATTGTGGTTGGATGATTAACTTTGTCGGCTTCGACTTGATCGCCTCAACTTCGCGGTTTGCTTGGAACACGGCCTGAATCAACTTCGACCGTGGGCTTTTGAACGTAGCCTTCAGCGGCTTTTTCTTCTTCGCCTTCTTCGCATGCCAAGCAACTTGGTACACGAGATTCGGCTTCACCTTCAACTTCTCTGCGATCTCCTTCGGCTTGACCTTTAGGTTCAGTAGCCTACGGATCTTTGCACTCTTAGTCATAGCACTCTCCTTTATTGATTAGTCACACTTCATTCAATCGGTCTAGGAATTTACCCAATGCAGGGCCATCTTGCAATACTTTGACCCGCTGATTCTCTTCTTTTATTTCTTTCTTCAAAATCCCATTCTTCACCATGCGTTTGACTCGCGCATGGATGGTTCCAAAACACGCAAACTCCGCGCCAGAAGAGAATTGCATGATAGTTGCCGCCCCCTCATCCCTGCGCTTCTTCGCTATCGCAAAGAGAATGGCAACGTCAGTCCCATCCAGACCGAACTCCTGTGCCACGCTCAACGCTTCATTGAACTTTTCTAATTTCATGCTTCCTCCTGACAACCGAATAGTAGTAACGGGGGCCAACCTTGTACCGCATGTACAACCGCCCGTCGTTGTATAACTTGTCTATGTATCGCAGTGCCTGTCTCGGGGTCATCCTGTAGCGTCGGGCAATCTCTCTTGTGCTGATGGCAAACACGCTCTCGGCGTAACGCATGATGCGCTTGAGTTTACCTTCACTTGTTTTTGCTCGGGACTTCTTCATCGGTAAAGTCAAATACAGAAGGATCCAACCTGCCGTTTACTACGTTATCCAAAGTTAGTATGAACACCCCAATGGATGAATCATCCACGACGAACGCATACCCACCTGACTTGGCAATCTCCTCTAAATTCTTTTTCTGTAGCGCAGTTGGCTTGTTACCGTTGGCTTTGCACTCCACGCACACGAACTTGCCGTCGATACACGCCACGATATCAGGCACCCCCGACTTGCCGTAGCCGCCGGTTGCTGGCATGAACTTGTATGTCAATGGGTACTTATCGAGTATCTTTTTTACTCGGGTCTTTACCCTGCTTTCCGGTGTTGCCACTGATGCGCTCCAGTATGTCGTTGTACTCGTCTTTGTCTAACGCAACCACCATGTGCCTATCGCCAATCCACGAACCAAAGAAGTGATCTTTGAAGTCGCCCCGCATCAAGCGGAGCATGGCTAATTTCTCTGCCACAGACTTTTGTAAACAGTGTTTATAAATGCTGAACTTCGTCGATCTCTGCTTGCGTCGGTCGATTAGCGTGTAGTGCGGGTAGATATCTCCGTTGCGTTTTAGACTGACACTCAATAGCCATTGGCTGCTTACCATCTTACTAGTCTACTGTATGCTTACGTCAATAGCAATCATTCGTAAATCCAGAAGTTATTGTAGGATAGCCTCACGCCAATGTTGTCTAAATAAGTACCGTCATCCACCAACTTCAGCATGGAAAACTTTTCCTTGATGTTGCCCGGAACGTACTCGGTGGACGGGAATACATCTTTGTTGTGTACTGTGTAGTCGGATATCTGTCCCGCCCTCATGTGCGTAACCCACACTTCGCCATCAGGATTGACGCACATGTTGATCTTTGGTGTTTCACACTTCTGGCGCCGCTCATGCTCAAGCACCTGCAAACGGAACTCTTGGGTTGCGTAATTAGCCAACCTCCCCGTCGAGTACGGCGCAGCCCCACCAAGGTAGTTCACCAAGTCTTTCAAGACATCTAGCGTATTGATATGCATGTACGCATCCCGCCACACGGACTGGTATGCATCGGCCCACTGTGCAAACGCCTTACGCATGTCGCCAAGTGTGATGTTAGCAACCTCGGCATGGTTGAATGGCTGCGTGTATTCCCGCAACCACTTACGCATCTTGGCTAGGTCGTTCGTCGTGCGGGTAGTGTAGTCGGGGTTATGCTTGTTAAACTTGTTATTGGCTATGCGTTCACTGTCGATCGTAACTTTGCCATCCGTCGAGTCTACGAACAGTTTCGCCAACATCTGAGCACGAAACCTCGTGTCTCGAAACATCAGTCTGTCGTAGTCAAGTGATACTACCTCGACCGGATACCGACTGACATGCGCGGGGGCAAGTCCATCTAGCAATCCTTGCAGGGTAGGGTGTCGGGGGTTTTTCCCGTATACGTCACCGATAAGCATCTCTAGTTCTCCTGTTTTTAGATTAATTACCCGTCATCACAACCCTACCGGGGCGCGTTCTTCAAAGTCCACCCAACCTTTCAGCACAGATGAGATTGAATACGTACCGCGATACTTCTTACCCACCCATGCGGAGAGTCTCTTATCTCCTATGTGTGCGATTTTATCTTTTGCTTCTTTCGCTGCGTGTTCCCACGCCTCCTCGCTAGGTTTGTTACCCTTCACCTCACTCTTTACCAAACTTATTGAATTGTTCTGATGGTCGTAGACCACGAATGTAACTTTCATCTCACACCTCCAAAACTACTTCGGCATCTTCGGGGGCAATGTCCTCGCGGTACTTGCGAATCAATTTATCATCTGACCAATCAATGAAGCCACCCTTTGCAAAGAACTCCACCGCTCCATCTAATTCTTCTCTGCATACGCCTCCGTAAATCCACTCCAACTCATGACGCGTCAACGCTGCGATCATGTCGCTTCTTGTTACCTTTACCGTTGTCATCTCACACCTCCTTAAAACATGCCCAAGATTTCATCGACACGTGCCTTGACATCCTTGCGGGTGTCCTCGCTCTTACGTAGTTCCTTGGCGTCGATACCGACCAACGCACGTTCCAACTTCTGTCGCGCATCTTCCAACTTCGGGTCGTTGGTCACGTTCAACTTGGTCAAGGTAGCGCACAGTTCTACGGCGTTATTCACCAACGAGTCTCTGAATATCTGTTTATCGGTACCCGATAACTTCTCAGAGATGCGGCTCAGGCATTCGTGCAACCGATCCCACGCATCTTTCATGGCATGTGTCACACGCTCGTCGGAGATCTTCTGCAACTCCTCGCGGTACTCGTTCGGAATATCCACGCGGAAGTCACCAGCGTCCGGCACCGGACTGAACACAACCCTAAACTTGTTCTTGGTTCTGATCTGCTCGACACTCGGGTAATCATCCGGATTGAACAAGTCGCCCAACGTGAACGCAGATGCCGTCACGAGGTTGTCGTACTGTGCGTAGAAGTTCTCCGCTGCGTCGTCGAACTGGCGATTGAACTCCCCCATCATGGCCTTGTACTCAAAGAAGTTAGCCATCGGCAGCAGTCGTTGTCCGTTGTCAGCCCAGATGTGAAGGTCAGTTAATACAGCACTGTTCTGAATCATGATTGCACTCCTGTTAGTAGTTTTCTGAACACTTCAGCCTCGTGCCACGTTAGTGGCTCCTCATTAATTGTTCTCTCGTCATCCCTCAAATCGTACTTGACGTATATGCTTGTTCTAACCGTATACCGCTTGTCTGACGACTCAATCACATACCAAATCTTCTCGTGCTTCCACTTGACATATCCTCGGCTCATTGCACCGTCACCGACTTGCCGACATCTGCCGTGATGTTTGGAGTAGTGATGGCCCACAACACAGGCACCGACCAACCCTCGCCCCACCGATGCACGTAACCGTCAGTAAGTATTACCGCGCACTCAGCCGTAATACTTTTAGCCTTGATGTAATCGGGTATGCACTGCGGGTCAGTGCCGCCACCACCCATGGGTTTAGTGGATTGCAAGAGTGAGTCCAAC